ATCCCACCATGCGACGGGTAGTTGCCAGTCGTGAAGAGGGTGACCGGGTCGAACTCGGCTGTGACCGCGAGACCCATCGTCTACTTCTTCTGCAGGTTGGGCAGGGAGATTCCGAGCGAGGTCATCAACTCCTTCACCTGTCCCGTCGCAGCGTCCAACGCAGCCTTCGGATCAGGCGGCTTCATGCGAGCAGAGAGTGCCTCGGCCAGCTTGGTCAGCGCTGCGGCCATCATGCTCTGCCGCTCGACGAGGGCCTGCAGAAGGAGGATCTGTGCATAGGCCAGCTGGTGCCCGACGTCGTTCAGATCCCACACCTCGATGTCGTGCATGGGCTTGCCGTCCTCGGCAATGGTGACGCGCTGGTTCTCGATCATAACGGTCTGCGTGCTCATCTGATTGGGCTCCTAGAAGAGGGATGAAGAGGTGCTGCCGAGGAGCGTACCAGCCTGGTCATCCAGGCTGAGGGGCTGCCCACTGGGCGTCTGGCCAAGCAAGATAGCGGCCACTCGGTCGATTGCAGCGATGACGCCGAGGTTGGCGCCTTCGAGCTCCTCACCAAGCTGGAAGATCGGGATGCTGGTCGGGCCCGCCACGACTCCGCGCGTGGTCTGCGTGCTTTCGACGGCCGACTTCACGAGATTGTTGGTGACGTTGCTGCCGCTATCACGAGAGAAGAGATCGAGCGCGAGCCCCGCCACACCGACCGCGGCGCCGATAGCTTTGCCGAGCGTCGGACCTAGACCCGCGAGCGCACCGTTCGGAGCGGTGAGACCTTCGAAGAGCTTCTTCGCCTGCAGCGTGAGGTCGGTGAGAATCCCGGCGATGCTCTCTTCGAGAGCCGCTGCGAATTGGTCAGCCAAGAGTGCCAGCACGTCGAAGCCTTCGCCCTGCGCCGCGGAGCGAATGCCGGAGACGAGGCTGCTCGAGAGCTGGCTCGCGAAGGCTTCGCTCGACCGGAGCAGCTCCGCATCGATGGCGGCGGCAGCGTCCGCCGCCTCGTTAGCCACCGGCTTCAGCGCGGCGCTGACCTTCGCAAACCCGCCCTCTGTTGCGAGTGCAGCGACAGCGGCGCGCTCAAGGTCGTCGGCATACAACGGACTCACAAGGCGGATCCGCTCGATCGCAACAGCGGTGCGTGCCGCGAGGTTCTCATTCGTGGTACTGGCCGCTGCGATCTTCTCCTGAATCCCAACGATCTGCGCCTGCGCCGCTGCGATAGCTTTATCGGCGGTAGCTCGACCGCCGGAAGCTTTCGCAAGGTTTGCCGCCAGCACCTGCTGGATCTGCAGCTTCTGGATCTGTGCGACAAGGGGCTCGATCTGCTTCGTGCGGGCGACGGTGAGACTGTCTTCGAGCGCCTTCAGCCGCTTCGCCGCGGACTCAGCTTTCGCGATCTCAGACTTGCTGCCGCCGGCCACGAGGGAGGAGTCGGCACCCGCGCCCTTGAGGCTTGCCTCGAGCTCCCGCAGCTGCTGAGCGAGCTTGTCGTTCTCCTCACGCTCTGCCTTCGTACGAGCTATAGCTGCATCCTGCGCAGCCTTGTACGCACCATCGTAGGCTTCCGTCACAGACTTCAGATGCGCTTGGAAGGTGTCGATCGCAGCCGTGCCTCCTTCGAACGCCGCCCCAACGAAGTCAGTATTGGCGGCGGTGGTGAACGAGTCCTTGATCGCTTTCAGTGCCTCATCCACCGACAGAGCGCCGCTCAGCCTCTTCGGGAGAACCTTAAAAGCTGTGACCGTGCCAGATATCAGACCGGCAATAAGGCCGAAGGCGGCATTCACGAAAGCCTTGATCAAGTTCAGAGCGGTGGAGAAGGCTTCTCCGACAGCCTTCGGTACCCCCACGTATGAAACTCGAAGATCGTCGTTGGACTGTTCCGCCTTGCTAGCTCCCTCGACAAGGAAGGAGAAGAAGCGGCCGATGGGTGACACCAGTTGGCCGAAGGCAGCACCGAATGCTTGGATGGCGATTCCCATCCTCTGAAAGCCAGTGATCGACTCACCCTGAATTTTCGTGGTGCTGAGCCCGAACGTAACCACCGCATCGATGAGCAGAGTGATCGCGACGATCAGAGTACCCACCCCCGTCGCGATGAAGAGACTTCGGGTGCTTGCCGCTGCGATCCGTGCAGCGATTGTATAGACGCCCAGAACGACCGTGACGGCGGCGACGGCGGAGGCAATGAGGGTGATGTTGGCCGCAGCAGCTCGAGCGAGGCCACCGAACGTGACGCTAGCTCCCGCTGCGTTGTTGAGCTGGCCCACGAACTGCTCGAACGCATTTCGGATGATCGTCCCAGCCTGCTCGATCGTCGGAGTCATCGTCTTGAAAGCAGCAGCTATGCGCGCGCTCTGAGACTCGATCGCTTTGGCGACGATCTCGGGGGTGAGCTTGCCTTCGAACGCCAGCTTCCGCAGCTCCCCGATGGGCTTGCCAAGGCCGTCCGCGATTGTGATCAGAAGGAACGGGAGCTGCTCGGCCACAGCGCGGAACTCTTCACCGCGTAGCTGACCTGACGCGAAGCCCTGCGAGAGCTGGATCAGACCGTTCCTCGCTTCCTGCGCCGTCGAGCCCGAGACGGCGACAGCCTTGTTGATGTCGGTCACGAGACCGACGAGGCGCTGCTGCGAGAATCCGAGGTCCCGCGTGTTGACCGCGAGCCGGCTGTAGAGAATGGCCGTGGCTTCGAGGGGCTGACGCGTCTCCTGCGCGATGTTGAAGACGTCCTTCATCGACTTCGAGAACTCTTGCGTGCCGCTCGTCGTGAGTCGGACACGGTTCTCCACCTTCGTGAAGCTGTCGGCGGCGTTGACGAGACCGCGGATGGCAGCGCCTGCACCAAGCCCGAGGAGCGCAGTGTTCAGCAGACCGACCCCGCGGCTCGCAGTGCGTGCTCGCGTGCCGACGTTCGTGAGCGCCGTGGTCGTGGCCTGCGCGCCCTGCTGCTGAACAACGATTAGGAGTCGAAGTGTTGCCATGGCTCAGATCTTGAAGTGAGAGGTAGAAGCTGCGATGCCCCGCTCGACACCGCGCGCGAAGGCACGCTCGATGAAGCCCGCGGATTGCTGGCTCGACTTTCCCTTGTTGAGAGCGTCGATGTAGTCGGTGTTGTTCACGAGGTAGAAGACTGACCCGTTCCGGTAGAACGAGATCACAGCCTTCGCTTCGCCGATGGCTGCTTCGGGGGACTTCCCGAGCGTCTCCCGCACGGACCCTCGAGGAGAGCCGAGGGAGGCAAGCCAATTGGCTCGCGCCTTGCCCGTGTCGACCGGTGTGTCGCGTATCACCTCTTCGACGATACCTTGAAGCGCGAGCTGCGTGATCTTTCGGATCGCAGCGTCGACCCCATTCACGACCTCGCGCTGCCAGCCCGTAGCGAAATCAGCGAAGCCCCTGAACGTCCGTTGTGCCACCGGCCATCTCCTCCCAGTCGTCAGGGAGCCTCGCTGTCAGCAGAATCGTTTCGAGCTCCTCGGGGTGCTCGAGCAGCCAAGTCTGCCAGTCCGCGGCGTTCTCGGGAAGGCCCGGGGTAGGAGAGCCCATGATCACGGTCTCAGCCACCACTTGTGCGAGGATCCCATAAGCACGCTCGTCGCTCAGCTTTCCGAGGTCAATCGCGAGCTGGTGGGGGAAGGCTGTGGCCTTCATGATCCGCACGTACTCTTCGTTCTCATCGGTAGCGGGGTAGATCTCGATCTCCCACCCGGCGGGTTCGAAGCGAATTGTGGCGGTCCTCATTGCTTCACCTGGATCATACCCATGGAAGCCAGCTTACCGAACCGGCGCCTGACTTCTGCCATGCTCGTGCCTGCATCCTTTTTGGGCTTCAAGGCCTTCACGAACTTCTTCACGGCGTCCTTGCTCCCGAGCGCATTGGCTATCGCAGCGAGCGTCCCATATGCATCGACGGCCCACTCCTCAGCTCGCGCTGCACCCTCGATGTCGAGGTAGAGCGTGTACTGATCCTCGGTGAGCGTGTTACGCAGATGCTCGACATCACAGCCCCAGCGTCGTGCAAGGAAAGCGAGCCCCTCAGCTAGAGCGCGATCGTCTCGCTCGGGGTCTGGGGCTCGGGGCTTCGGGACAGGGCGCGCACTTCTGCGAGGCGCTGCTTGAGACCCGGCTCGATCTCGGCCTCCGGCTGCTTGCCCAGTGCCGCCATCACTTTTCCCATGACGCCATCCTTGCCACCTCGCATCAGGCAGACTTCGACAACGGCCTGCGCAAGGGAGTAGACGTCCTCGTAGGCGACGTTCGCCTCCATCCATTCGTCGTCGACCCGGAGGGTGTCGCGGATTATCTCGATCACTTGGTCTTCACACAGGTCGAAGATGTCAGTGAGAGAGGAGACGTTCTTGCCGGCAGTCTGTAGAGCGTCTACGATGCCAGTGATCTTCCGGCGGATCAGCCGACCCTGCTTCAGGCTCCACGGCTTGATCTCGACCTCCTTGCCACTCAGCAGTCGGACGGTCACTTCGGGGAAGGCAACGGTGGGCTTCTGGTCAGCCATCGGGTGGGCTCCTTAGATGGTGAAAAGGCCCCGGCAAGCTAGAGGCCTGCCGGAGCCCTGTCGAGGCCCGATCAGATACGCGAGCCGTCTACGCGTTGGCTTCCGTCTCGCTCGACAGCGCCAGCGTCCCGTACGGAGCGCTGCCGCCCGCGTTCAGGATGTTCAGCACGAGCACCGCCGAAGCGAAGTCGGCCGCATCGAAGGTCAGCGAGTCGTCGGTGATGCGGATCGACGCCGAGGGGATCTGCCAGACGAAGTTGATACCGACGTCCGTCAGGTGCTTGATCGTGGCCTTGCCCTCGAACACGTTCTGCGTGAACGGGACGAGGTTGTTCGACGCATTCTGACTGTAGTCATAGGCCACGAGCATAGGCTGGTTGTCGCCGGTGGTCCGGAAGGGCGAGTTGTTCGCGCCCGTCGGATCGAAGAAGCGGATCCGGCCCACCAGCGGGTCGACGAAGAAGTCCGTGTTCAGCAGGAAATCAGCACCGCTGAAGCTCGGATTGTACCCCGCCACGATCGCCGCACCATTGGCCGGGGGAGTCGTGGTGCCGCCGACGAAGAACTCGAGAGAGCCCGAGCCAGTCGGATGTGCGCCGTCGGTCTCACCAATCACGACCTCTACCTCGTTGCCGGCCGCGTTGGCGCCGACCGCGATGGCGGTGTAGAGGACGCCGCCCACGGTGATCCCACCGAACGAGTTGATGTCGGTCAGTGCTTTCACCTTGAAGTCGAGCTGGAAGTTGTTCGCGGCGCCAGTACCCGTGCCGACCGCTTCGTCTACGATCTCATCGGCCGTGACGGCCACGGTCGACTCCACGATCCCGCCGTTCGCGAGATCGAGGAACGTACCGAAGGGCAGCGTGGTGGGGAGCGTTACCTGCTCGCCGACCACCGAAGCCGTGGCGTCCGCCACGACCGGAGTCACCGACGAGCTGGCGAAGATGTACTGAGCCAGATTCGCCTTGAAGTTGAAAGTCGTGAGCTGCATGGAGAGTACGAGCTTGCTCACCAGTTCTCGGTCGATCACGATCAGACCCGCGTCCCCGCGCTCGAGCTGGAGCAGCTCGATCTCCTTCTGCAGCTCCTCTCCGGAGAGGATGCCGAGCGGCACCGTGGCACCGTAGACGCCACTCACCAGCGGGGTGAAGTAAACCTGTGAGAAACCCAGGAGCAGGTTGTCACGCGTGTAGATGTCTGTAGCTCGCTCTTCGACCGGCATGGCTGCCTCCTCAAGAGAATTCGAAGGACCGTTTCATCAGGGCGGAGAAGACCTGCTCTACCCGCCAACGACGGTTTTCATCTCGACCTAGTGTGACGGGAGTTCCGTCGGGGGCAAGCCGTCCGATTCGGATACCCCCGAAGCCACCCTGGCCCTTCTCCTGCAGATAGATCGCGATCTGCCGGAGAAGCACGTGGGCGGCCTCGTAGTCGAGGTTGCGCACTCTGACGGCGATCAGCCATTCCTCGGACACCGCGCTCGGGAAGCTGCCACCAACGGAGTTGAGCACGACGATGACGTTGTCGGGGGTCGTGGGCTCCTCCCCAACGAAGATGGTGCCTGTGCTGCCGGTCTCGTCGAAGACACCGAAACCCTCAGTTTCGAGGTCGCGAGCGATCCCACCTTCCGGGCCAAGGACCGGCATCAGGCTGCGTTTCCGCGCACGACGATCTCCACGTGCTCACGAAGGAAGCCGGGCTGCTCCCAGATGTTCAACCTGACCACCTCGTCCTTCGTGACGTGGCTGGTGGGCCCGCTCGCGTTGATCGATGCCCACGACACAAGGTCACCTGCTTTCACGAGAGTCACCAGCCCCGCGGCGTCCTTGAGGTCGATCCAGAACGTGTTGTCCGCTCGAGCGAGCGCCGAGTTCTCGTCTCGTACCATGAAGTCTCCGGCCGTCGCGAACGCGTTGAAGGGCTGGCGGTTCGCCACGATGTTGGCGACGAGCAGCGTTTCCAGAACGACCTTGCCACCGATGCCGCTCAGGGAGGGGCGCTCGATCGCGGTGATCGTGACGTTCACGAACGGGCGGTAGATAGCCACGCTCAGCCTCGGAGCAGCATCGCGCTGCCGTTCCCAGTCTTCTTCCCGATCACGAAGGGGGCGATCAGATTCCACACGCGGGGGAAGAACCGAATTGAGACGTCCATGTCCCCTTCGGTCTCCGACTCGACGACACCGACTCGCTCACGACGTCGGAAGATGTTGCCCTCAATCACCGGTGATGCGAAGCCTCCGTCACTGGTGCTGCCGAGAGCGAGGGCAAGCTCCGCCGTCGCTCGCTGGAGAGCCACCGGCAGGGCGTCGCTCGCGAACTCGACGACGTTCTCGTTGAAAACACCAGCGCGCGGCCACTCGAGAGCCTGCGGAGTCTCAGGGTACGTCGGCTCCCCCATGAAGTAGAACTCCGAGTCGAGGAACTCGGTGGCCTTCAGGATCAAGGCTTCTTTCGTCGGTGAGTCGAACGCGGCCCATGCCGTATTGCCGCGAGCGCGGTGGTAGGAGTCCGCGAAGCTGCGGCTGATGTAAGCCGTCGCGTTAGCGAGCCCACTTCCATCTTCGACGACGAGTGCCATGCCCCTGCCTCTACTTCGTCACGTCTTGATCGAAGCTGAAAGCGCCCCGCGCCACCGTTCGGATGGCAGTGGACGCGTCGGTCATCTGAAGATCGTAGAAGTACGTGTTAGGAACCTGGTCCGCTTGCAGGGCCGACAGCGTGAAACGCACAGCCCCTCCCGGGCCATCGGTGATGACGCCCACCAGCTGAAAGATGTTGTCAGCGGGACTGATCGGATCAGGAGCCGGATCAACGGTGAGCAGGAAGCTCGCGCCGGTGATGTTGAGCGGAGTGCCATCGGCCTGCTTGATCAGCACGTCGATCGGGAAGGTGTCTCCGCGGGTTCGACAGATGTCAAGCTCGGTCGGTTGTGCTGTACAGGCCACCTAGGTCTCCAAGAGAACTACGAGTTCAGGTACGTTGAGGCTGACAGATCTTTCCGGCATCGCCGACTCCACCAAGATCTCGGACATCGCGAGCGCCACCAGATCCGCGTCTTGCACGATGGGGCTGAAGAACGGCCCGAGGTTTAGATGCAGCGGCAGAAGCACGGTCAGCCCCCAGTAAGATGCGCAATCGTCTGGCCAACCTCCGGCTCAGCAGGGGTGGCGGGTCTCTTGGCAAGCGTAGCGACGATGTCCTGACAAGCCTCCTTGTAGAACTGCGCCGCGAAGCCCTGGAACTCCTGGTTCCGCACAGTCACCGCTGGGTGCAGGGAGTAGCCCCAGGTCGCATCGAAGTCGCAGGTGTACTCATCGTTGTGGGGAGCATTCACTTCTCGCCACGAACGCAGCAGATAGTAGAACCAGAACTCTGAGACCGGGGGCCATTGGTGAGTCAGGTCGCCGTAGGCTCGGCAGCTCGCCCAGTGCGGCACGATCAGGGTGGCCTTCGCTCCTGGCTTCAGCACGCGGTAGAGCTCGTTGACGAAGTGGATGCGCTCGGGGCCTGTTAGATGCTCCACGAAGTGGGAGCAGTGGGCCTCGTCAACGGAGTCGTCCTCCCATTTCCATGTGCCGCGGAGGTCGCAGACGATGGCCTGCCCGAAGTCGCGAACGTCCACCCCCACGTAGCCGGGCTGGGGGTTCTTACCGCATCCGAGATCGATTTTCACCATGGCTCCTTTGCTCACCAAACAATGTCGGTGGATACATCGTAATGACCCACTTTGATTGAACAATCAATTGCCGCGCGATAGCCGTACTTCCGAGCATCGCTCCAAAAAAATAGGTCTTGAGTGCTCACGCCGTTGTGAGTCTGAGTCACGAACCAAGGACGACGAAGACGTTCGTCGCGGAACATGGAGAGGCGGAAGAGGTTGAACCCCATACCCGTGCCGCAGCACTCGACCAGCCCTCCGTTGACATCAGGGAGCTGGGGCCGGAAGTTCACCACTGGGTCGGACGGGTCGCCCCAGATCTGCGCCACGCCGCCCTCACCCTTCGTGAAGTAGAGCCCACCGATGCAAGCGAACTCCGGGTGCGCCTCCATCTGCTCGGCCAGTCGGAGTACGCCGTCAGGCGGCGGTAGGTTGTCGTGCTCGACCGTGAGCAGGTACTCCCACGAGCCGAGCTCGGGGTGCGACAAGATCTGCTCGATTGCCGTCGAGTACGCCTCGCCGACCTCCATGCCCTGCGCCAGCAACCGCACGAGACCGTTGTTCGGAGGGAAGGCGAGGTTCCAGTGCGCCAGGGCTGCCTTCGCCGGGATGGACTCTCCGGTAGGCACCACGAGGATGATGCGCTGCTTCTTCCACGACGCACCCTTGATCAGACGTGCGGTGGTCTGCGGGAGATCGCCACAGTGGGCGCCCCCGAAGTCTTGCATTACGAGCTGGGGTTTCATGAGTTAGAAAGTTCCACTGGTAAAGTAGAGAATGGGCGGGCGCTGGAAAGCACTGCTGTTGGCGCGGATGCTCACGAGGGGGACTGCAGTAGGCAGGTTGGTCGTAGTCGAAGAATAGACACCCAGACCCATGATGATGCCTTGGGCGTTCTGGATCGCCGACCCAATATAGCCTGAAACCGTGGAATTTTGTTGGGATTTCACGAGATGGGAAAGAGATGCGTTGTTGCCTGCCGTGGAGCTGATCCAGAGCAACCCCAGCACGTAGTTCCCTGCTGTGATCGTAGTAGTGTCACCGAAGCTGACGATGCGGATCCCGCTGTTCGAACCGGAGGACACCGTACCCGAGCCGTTGATGGAGAAGGTCCCCGACCCGCTGGCGTAAAGTGAGAGCGTGTCGGAGCTTCTCGTGTACCAACCCCAGCGAAGCGTATTTGACACTGTCAGTGTCGAGTTGGTGGCCTGCGAATACTGGAAGGGCATGATCATGCGGTCGTGCTGGAATGGACCAAACACGTCTACCGGGCACATCAGCAGCGACGAGTTTGATTGCCCAGCAGTGACGAAGATCGCATCGCCATGCGGTTGGAAAGCCGAGAGCGTATTGCCGCCAGCTGCGGCAGCCGACAGGGATAGGGTGAACCCCGCGCTGTTGCTCGCCGTCGTACCGCTCAAGTTGGTCAGGTTGAGCTGGGGGTTTCCGTGACTGTGGTTCGAGAGCGCGGCGGTAGTGAGCCCGTTATGGGAGGCCGTGATCGTACTTACGTTCAGGCCGAAGCTGATCCCGTTGGAGTTGCTGAAGACCACGGAGCCTAGATCACCGCTGGTGGTGCCCGCTGAGAAGTTGACGGGGGAAGGAGCGCCGGCCGGCACCGACACGACCACGCTACCGCCAGTGACGCCTATCGAAGCGATGCCCGCCCCTCGGAAGATCAAGCTCGAAGCATTCGTGGTACCGGTGCTGCTCTGCGTCGTGTTACCCGTGGCGAAGAGCGTCATCTGCTGATTCGACTGACTCGTCAGCGCATTGTGGCTGCCCACTATCGTGTGGCTGCCAGCCGCACCAGTCGAAAGGGAGAGAGTCACTCCGTTAAGGTTGGTGAAGGCCAGCCGAGCGAGCGTGCCGGAAGTGGCGGCGTCGGAGATGCTCATCGAGGAGTTGGTCAGAGTCGGGACGGTGTAGCTACCGACCAGGCTGCCGTTCGTGGTATAGAAGTGCATGCCGTTAGAGCTGCCGAACGTGACCGTCTGAAAGGCAAAGCTCCCATTGCTTCCGCTCAGAGCTTGGTTCGACTGACTCGTGAGCGCGTTGTGGCTGCCCACGATCGTGTGGCTCCCGCCCGCCCCAGTAGAGAGCGAGAGGGTCACCCCGTTGAGGTTCGTGAAGGCTAAGCGCGCAAGCGTGCCAGAGGTGGCAGCATCGGAGATGCTCAGCGAGGAGTTGGTGACTGTGGGGACGGTATAGCTGGCAGTCATCGCCGGCCCAGCAGAAGTTCCGAAGGAAATACCGTTGGCGTTGCTGAAGGACGCCGTTTGGAATGTGAAAGAACCATTCGAACCACTGAGCGCCTGGTTCGACTGGCTCGTGAGAGCATTGTGGCTACCGACGATTGTGTGGCTGCCGCCTGCGCCGGTAGAGAGTGAGAGCGTCACACCGTTGAGATTCGTGAAGGCCAGCCGAGCAAGCGTACCGGAGGTGGCAGCATCAGAGATGCTCATCGAGGAATTGGTCAGAGTCGGGACGGTGTAGCTGGCCTGCACCTGTCCTGCGTTGTTGCTGAAGCTGACTCCATTGGCGTTGCTGAAGCTCAGTGTCTGGAACGTCGATGAGCCCCCATCGGCGGAGAATGCTTGCCCCGACTGCGTCGTCAAACCGTTGTGTGAGGCGGTAAGCGTTTGCCCATCAACACCAAAAGAGATGCCATTAGAATTGCTGAAGACGACTTCTCCCAGCGTGGCGCGAGTCGTGCCACCCGAGATAGAGCCGGTCGCCGCGGGGTTGAAGAGGGGCATGGCTACGTGGACTCTGTGACTCGGGCAGTCCCCGTAGCGGAATCCCAGACCCCGTCGATCACGCCCGTGTAGCACGGATGCGGCAGCTCGAAGTACCCGCCCGCTAGAACCTTGACAGTGAAGCTGGTGGCGCTGGCCGTGACCCCAAGCTTGACGTACAGAGCTGAGGTCGAGTCGTTGAAGATCGAGGCCGCGAGCCGACTGGTATTCGAGGCCAGCAGCGTGACACTGGTCGCCGAGGCAGCAACATTGGTGGGGGCGGCGGCGCTAGCGCGGCGCTCCTTAGCAGGGATGGGGTTGGCCGAAGCCACATCCCCATCGCTGATGCCGTCGGAGCCCAAGACGAGCTTGACGCGCTGGTGCTGGAAGCCACCGATGTCGTCCGTCGCTACCGTTGCTCCGCCGACGCCGGGATTGAGGACTACGTTGTCAGCCACGACCTACTCCAGCACCACGACGATCTCAGCCGGGGTTAGATTGACCTCGAGTGTAGTGTCTTGCAGAAGCACCACCACCTCCTGCGAAGTAGTGATTAAAGTGGTATCCCCTCCAACGAGAGAGGAGAGGTCCCCCTCGAAGTGAGCGATAATTTGGAAGTTGGAGCTTCCCGACACCAGATCCATCCTGTGCGTGAAGTTGGTCCCTACGGGCGTGGTTCCTGTCGAGGATTGCCGGCGAAGAACAACGCCGGCGCCGGCGTTGAGCCTGCCGTCGATGTCCGTGACGTCGTTGAAGACCTCGATCTCAGAGAAATCGTCCTCGTTGATCTCGGTGATCACCACCGCCAGCGCATCCACTGGCGTGGGGGGCACGGTGGGGAGCACGAACCGCGGGTTGAACGTGTACCTCTTCTCCGCGAATCGGTTAGTGAACGTGAAGTCTATGATCGACGTGATGTCGTAGTCCTCTCTCGGGTCGAGAACCACCATTGGTGTGGTGTCTGTGTTGTAGGAGTAGATGAACGCCGGGAACGCGATGTCCGACGAGATCAGGAGCCCACCGAAGGTCGCGGGGTTGGTGACCCCTATCGAGCCCGCCGACGAGGTTATCAGGAGGTTATTTATGCCTGGGGTACCGCCCACCAAGACCGGCTGATCCCCGTACACGGCAACGGACTCGATGGTTCCCCCCGTGCCCGACCCGAGGCCAATCGAGCCACGCACCACGGAGCCCACGACGGTGCCGTCGTTGGCGTTAAAACCGAGACCGCTCGTCCCATCGGAGTAAGAACCATACGCGAAGCCCCGAACTTGGAGGGTCGGTCCCGAGCGTATCCCCACGAGCACGCAGCCCTCGTCGGCCGCGTTGGGATCCCCGGTGGTGGAGCCGAGCGTAATCGTTAGCGAGCCGGCCCACGTCCCGGTCTTGTTCCATTGCGGCGTTCCCAACACGACGCCCGCGCCGGAGACGTCCGACTTGCCGTCGATGAATATGTCGTTTTCGAAGGTGAAGGTGCTCCCACCGCCGAGGCCGGCCTGGTTCCATGCCCACGAGCCGAGCCCCTCCATCACACACATCTGGCGCGGGTACAACGCTCCCCCGCTCCCGACGGGCCGCCTGCGGAAGTAGTCCCTGATATCGCCTGAGCCGAAGAACGGGGCGCCCCCGCTGGGCCCGTTCAGCGGTACCCCAATCGAGAGGATCGTATCGAGCGTGAGGGTGGCCTCGTCTGTCACCGCGATCACGTGAACACCCATCCTGATCGTGATGGCGCCGGTGCCGACAGCCTCCGCGGCCATGGTGGCGGCGGCGTTGCCGTCCGGCGGTCGCACCACCAGAAAGTCATCACTCACCACCTCCTGCACGCCCCAGGCGCCGTTGTTGGCTGCGATGGCGTTCCCGATCATGGTCATGCGGTCGTTGGGGCGCACGTCGAGGGTGCGGAAGTTTGCACCCGTAACCTGTACCAGCGCGAGACCACCCGTCAAAACCGCGATCGACGTGGTGGCGGCAGCCGCTATCGCGTACTCGGTGGCGCGGTTGAGGCGGGCGCACGCCGTCGCCGCGGCGCCCATGTTGTTGGGGGCGGGTCGGAGCGTGTAGTTGTCAGCGCCCGCGTTCACGGTGATCGCAGTGATCGTGTAAAATCCAGCGTTGCCGGCGGCCACGACGGTGGCCCCGAACAGTTCGACGATGTCCCCGACCCGCGCAGTGGTGAGGTCGAGGTTGGGGGTGAGTACGCCAGCAACGATCGTAACGATGTTGCGGGTCGTGGTGCGCGTGCCCTCCGCTTGCCGGAACGTGAACGACACTACGGCGCTGCCAGCGCCCGGTCGCGGTCTCGAACGTATGCATTGCGGCGACGCGCGAGCACCCCGAGGTAGTTGTCGATCGCGATCAGAGAGTTGTCGCGATCGGCGCCGGGGGCCTCCGCGGCAACGGAGACGCGCAGGGCAGTGAAGATTGCGATGTCTGCGTCGACCACGGCGATCTTCTCGTTGAACCCCGCGACAATCTCGTCCTTCGCGTCCTGGAGGAGTAGGTCGCCTGTCAGGTACTCGAAGATGCACGCCGTCATGCGGATCCCGCGGGCCTGGTTGATGGCAACGAGCCGCGCCTTGAACGCCGAGTACGCCGGGTCGTCGGTGAACCCTACGTCGACGGAGCCCTGCGTGATCGCATCGACCCACGTCGTGGCCTTCGACTGCGAAACACCAACAGCACCCACCAGCGCGGCGATCAACCCCGCGCGCGTACCACCGGCGTTCGCGATCCAGTAGACCACCGCGGCGTTGAACGCGTCGGTGAGGAGAGTCGCGGCGGCCACCGAGGCCTCCTTGACGGACTACTCCGCCGGTGCGTTCACAGGTTCCTGCGGGCCGCCGCCGCGTTGGCCGCGCTTGGCACCGCCCTTCGACTCACTGATAGACTTCTCGACGGCGGCTTGCTCGATCCTCTCACCGGAGATCTCGATGCCCCCGGCCGGTTCTCCGGTGGAGACGTTACGCTCGATCATCTTGGAGCCTCGCTCAAGGCGACGCTCGAATCCCCAGTCACCACCGCCGGGGCCGGCAAGGAATTCCTTGGCATCGACGCTGAAGAGGCTAAGAATCTCACCGGTGTTCTTGTGCTTGAGCTGAACGATGGTAGCCATGGGCGTGGTTCCTTGTCGTTGGTGAAAAATGTGGGGCCCCGGTCGATTGGCCGGGGCCCCTTGGAGCAGAGAGGCGTAGTCTACAGCCGAGTGAGGTAGACGAACGGCGTGATGATCCCCGTGGTGCCGGTGATCACCAGAAAGAGCCGAGCGTACCGATACAGCGTCGGGCCGTAGCGGTTGTCTGCACCGCAGGTGTATCGCCCGAGAGCGTACAGGTCGTCGGTGTTCGCAACCGTCACGGCAGCGCCGCCAGCGCCGCCCGCAGCCCCGTCGCCGAACGGCAGAATGACGCGGCTCACGATCACGTCAGCCGCCTCGAACAGGGTGCCGTCGGCATCCGCGTCGTTGCTCAGCTGGAGGATGAACATGTACGTCTCATCCCCCGTGGTGCTGTCAACAGCGCGCACGTCGACGACCAGTTCGAACGGCGTGAACGCCACGTTCACGATGCCAGTGCCCGACTGCGTCACGCCGAAGTCGATAACTCGCGCCACCGAAGCAACCGTGCCCGCCTGTGACGCCGAGATCGACACTGCGTCTTGCAGCAGCGTATCCGCGTCGAACGTGTAGGAATTCTGAGAGAGAGCCTGCGTTCCCATGTTGGGATCCTCCGAGGGGTTTTCGTCGCTTACCCGATCGTCATCCTTACAGGATGGCGGCCAGCGCGGCGTCGATGTTCCGCAGGCGGATCACGCTCCGCGGGTGGTTGATGTGGAAGTTGTTGTACCACTCGATGCGAGTGTCTTCCCGCGGAGTGGAGTTGTCCTCGCCGAGATTGCGGACCTGCATGCCTCCGTTCTCGATCCCCTCCACGCCGTCGTCACCGACGCCGCAGACGTAGATCGAAGTGCCGTCGGCCGTGCCACCGCCCGAGTACGCCTCGGTAAGACCCAGAACGATGTCGTTGTTCTGGTTGTCGGTGACCCGGATGACTTCGAGGTCGTTGTAGAAGAACACCTGACGACCGAACTCAGCCGGCACCATGCGGATTACCGAGCCCATTGCCGAAGTCCCGAGACGAGCCGCCTGCGTAATGCGCAGGTGCATCGTGCGGCCCATCAGCAGATACCGAGGGTTGTGACAGCGAGCGATGGCCTCGTCGAGCGCGATCAGCGACAGTGCAGCACCGTCTGCCGCCACGCTATTCGATACGACGTTAAAGCCATCGAGTCGGGTCTGGAGGCCGTCCACTTCGCGGGGCTCGGTGCTCGAGTCACCCTTGAAGAAGTCCGACACCCAGAGATTGCTGATCGCCTTGATCTTCATAGCGATCTGCCGAGTGGCCTGATCCTGACCCTTCGTCTTGAGGATGAAGGGATCGATGCCGATGTCGCCGCCGTAGATCTTCAGCGACTGGATGATCTCTTCGATCCGGCCGGTAGAACGGACGAACGCTTCGTTCACTCCGCGGACCGCCGCATCGGGAAGCACTGCTTCCTGCGTGATGCCGTCAGCCGAGCCGAGGATGCCCCGGAACGGCAGGATCTGCAGCAGGCGCTGATCTTCGATGAAGGTTTCGATGACGCCGCGAGTGAAAGGGTCGTTCTCACCCTTCGCAGCTTCGATGAGCGTATAAGCCATGGCCATTCTCCTCTGAGAGCCCGGATCCTAAGTCTACTCGCTGGCCATCGCCAGTCCGAGGCTCAGCTTCTGCCGGGGACTCAGCTTCTCGATGTCAGCGTCGGTCTTCTTTTTGTTGCCGCCGCCTGCACCACCTGTTGAGCCACCACCACTGGAAGAACCCCACCACAGGGTCTTCCCACCCTCGAAAGTGGCCTGCAGCCACTCCACGACGGAGAGCGGAGACTTGCCGTCCTTGCCGATGATGGGCGAGCCGTCCGGTCGCTTCGCGACCGGAGCATCGTCGTCGTTGAGCGTGAAGATGTCGCGAGCGGCGCGGATCGCGTCACCCATGCCTCGGGCATCGACCGGAGGATCCATCGCGAGCCCGAGTTCACGGACCTGCGAATCGATGACGAGCGACTTGATGCGATCGGTCTTCTGACCGAGCTTTCCGCTCAGCTCGTCGATCTTCCCTCGCGCAGCATCGCGCTCGGCCTCGAGGCCTTTGCGCAGGTGCTCTGTGCGGCGGTTGATCACCTCGTCGAACTTGCCTTCTGCGATCAGCTTCATCTCTTCGTCGCCATCGAACTTCGCGAGGATAGTGCGGACCTTGGCCGGGTCGAGACCCTTCCACGTGTCCGCCAGCTCCTGCGCCTTCCGCTCTGCTTCTCGCTTCTCAGCGAGGATGGTGTCGCGGTTGGTTCGGAGTCCTTGCGTCTGCTCGTCGGCCCACTTCTGCAGGACGGCGAGATCCGAAGCCTCCTTCTCCTCGGGTGTCGGATTGCCTTCCTTGTCGGGGGCGAACCGCCAACCAGAGTCACGGACACCCGGAACTGTGTTGAACAGCTTCGGAGTTCCGTCGGAGTACGGGAGACCGGGTAGACGACGATCGACGTGTTGCTTGCTCATCACACCTCCTGGTGTTTGTGTCGGAGTTGAATGGGCTTCTGCCTCTCGGCTCCTGCCGAGAACCTCCGATGAATGCGCAGAGTTCTACACCGACGGGAGGTGTGCGCGCAAGTCAGGGGGAAAGCACGAGCTTCCGAAGGGCTTCGCAGCGAGCGAGGAGCCCCTTCTTCCAGCGGGTACGCACGGCCAGCATTTCCCGCTGCTTGATCAACTCGAGGGAGGCCCCGCGGAAGATCCACTCTGTCACCCAGCGCGCCGTGATCGGGCCGATGTCGCCGTCAGCTTCGGCTGCGTGACCAGTTAGAACCTGAAGGGTATAGGCCGGGTCGTCCTCCCCGTGGTTCATAGCGAAGTCAAAGACCACGGCGTTCAAGGGCCACGAGAAGGAGTTGCACTGTGCCGGCATCCAGTAGCTGGCGTGCAGGATCTCCATCGCCTCTTCGATGCTCGGTATTTTACCGCCTACATAGGCCTCGGGGTGGAAGGCCTCGGCAATCCCGTGGATGGTTCGCCCGCCACGGTCTCCTTCCAGCCTTGTGACCTGGCACGTGCGAAGTCGGGCGACCTCCACACCGCACTCCCACGGGTGTGTGAAGAGGTGGAACATGCGCGTGAAGTCGGCCGGCAAACTCACGTCGGCGGTCCCGCGGGCTTCGGCGGCACCGCATCGGACATCTTCTTCGCGGCCTCGGCCGCTTGGTCCGCCGACTTCGCTGCCTTCTCTTCCTGCTCCTTCTCGCGAGATTGCTTCTCCTCTTCGAGAGTGCGCTCGGCGGGCATGATCTCGCCGCGCTGCAGATTGAAGTGGTAGACCTCGTCGCTGATCGCACCTTCCTGCCAGCTCTTCACGAGTGCCGTCAGCTCCTCGGAAGTGAGGCGAGTTTCGACGAAGTCGCGGTTCAGTCGGAAGGCTACGTCTTCGGGATTTCCACCAGCCCAGTCGGCCGCGAACTGGCACGCGGCGGTGAACACCTGCTCGACAGTCTTCACCCCCGAGAGCAGCACACTCGTCTCTTCGCGGGCGTTGAGGCGCGTGGTCTCCGCCGACATGTTCTCGCGGTCTTCCCCGCGGATCATTCGCGCACCGAGAACCGCCATGCGGTTCTCCTTGTCCCCCATCGCGAGGCGGATCGTCGCAACGCCGGTGCCGGTGTACTCGATCATCCCGGCCTTCACATCCTTCGACACCGAGTGCCAGATCTGGAAGGGACCGAAGGTGGTCGGCCTATCCTCTGCGCGGACGCCGAAGGCATAGGGCGTCGGCGAGCCGATGATGTGGATCGCCGTCTCGTAGTCCGCCGAGTTTCGGTAGTGCGCGAGGTTCACGTTCGTGATGTCGAGCATCGGCGGCTTAGTCGTGCGGGCCCGTTTGTCGGCTGCATTCGCGAAGAAGAACGGGATCTCCTTCAGCGGCTGGTTGAAGCGCTGGGGGATGATAGCCGGACCCACGCGCTGGAACTGACCAGGGCGAGCGCGGTTAGTGATGCGTCCGAGAGCGTCGGTCTCGTCCTGCACTTCAGCCCAGCGCTGCTGCTTGTATGACCCATCATCGTCGATGTAGAGCTCGCGAAGATAGGTGGTCGTGAGAGTCTGAGAGTCGACCGGCTCCTCCTCAAGAACGACTCGTACCAGCCGGCGGAAGCCTGTCACCAGATCGACCATCTCTTCCCAGCGGAGGATGGCCTCAGCCTTCCACGTTGCGATGTAGGGGAGAGCGCCCTCTACCTGCGGCATGTCGACGAGCAGCCCGTAGCGACCGAGTGAGAGCACTTCGGCCAGAGCCTCACGTACCAACTCCGGCATCGTGAACCCCTCCGGGCTCGCCTTGTCCTTCATGGGCTCGAGCTTTGCCGGGAGATCGATCACGGGGTCGATGCGGAACACGAGGCCGACGAGGCCTTGGAGCGTGCGGTTCGTGACACCGTAGAACTCAGCCCGCTGCAGGTAGTTCAAGAAATCGATCTTCTTCATGCCGCGGGGCTTCGGCAAGTAAGTGTCCCCGGCATCCTTGACTTGATCCTCGCCTTCGAGGCAATCCCGAACCTTCTCCCATTGGGGCAGACGCACGTCGTAGTCGGGGGAAGTCTCGGTGATGTCCAGTTCGAGAGCCATCAGATGAGGCCTCCGAGGTCAGCAGCTACGAAGTCGCCGCTGAGTGTTGCAGGCGCAAAGGTGAGCGCCAAGGCGTCAGCGTAATCGGGGCTCAGCACGCCCCGGGCCGCCATCGCCCGCTTGGACTCGATCAAGATCTTCCCACTGTTGGTCCGGTCCCACGTCGGGGCCGACAGCTGCGCAATCAGAATGGGGTCATCCGGCATGACGAGTAGCTCGTCGAGCGGGTGCTTGACGCCTCCCTCCTCTCCTCGCAGGAAGAGCCAGTGCTCGTGGCTCTTCTGGAGGCGGTCCCGCATGATCCACCAGACCTCAGCCCGGATGTTCGCGAACTTCTCATTCGCTCTCTTGTTGTCGGGCCAGATGTCGTAGGACGCTGTCTCTCCTACGTTGATCGCATTCACGAGCACATAGCCGTAGGTGGTCTCAACACCTTGCTTCGTGTCCCGCTGCTCGACCTCCCACTTCTTCTCCCGCTCGAACACACCAGACGTACCAGCACCGACGCCAAGCGGGTCGTAGTTGAGTGCGTCTACCGCGTCCTCGCGTGCGTACTGCATGGCCTTGAGAGCGGTGTATGATGGGTCCCTATCGCTCCATGCCTTCACAGGGTCGACGAAGGGGCCGAAGCGGCAGATGTACGTGCTCTTGCCAGAGCCACCACCGCCGACATCGACGCCAGCGATGCCGTGCTTGAAGACCGGCCAGTCGATGAGTCGGTTCAGATCGACCGCAGATCGCACCCAGCGATTAGGAATGACGATGCGCTCGATCGACGCCGTGTAGTCGATATCGACTTCCTGAGCGAGGATGTGTGGCTCTAGGCGGCGCTTCTGCTCGGCGTACCACGCATCATTCTTGCGCGGATCCTGCCGCCAGTGGAAGCGGAACACAGGGAACTTGCCCGATGTCACCTTACGGTAGAACGGGTTGCCCATGCCGTTCGCCGTCGACACCCAGATCTTCACGTTCGTCGTCTGGCTGAGCGCGCTCTCGACGCGGTCGGGGTGCTCGAGGAACGCAGCTTCATCGATGAAGTAGATCGACGCGCGACCACCGCGGCCGATCTGATCTCCTGCTTCCCCTGTGATCGACGAACCGTTCTCCGGGTTCAGGAACTTCATGAACGGAGCGTTCGTGTCTTCCTTGTAACCGGCGGGCAAGAACTCCGTCGGCAAGTTGCGGAAGAGAATACGCCCCTTCTCGAACAGCGAATCGGGGTCACCGATCTTGTCGACCTTCACCTCCTTGTAGGAGCCGAAGCCGACTTTCGCGCCACTGTGGAAGAGCCACATCCAGATTGCGAACGCCATGCAGAGCCATGAGATCCCCATCTCGCGGCTCTTTTCTACGACGCCGTCTTCACCCGCTCGCCAGCGATCATAGAGCCACTGGATGAACTCGCGCTGGCGAGGGTAAAGCACCATCGGGACGAAGGCGGTCTTGCCTTCTTGGCCCATCAACCGAGGATCGAACGTGGTCACCCAATCTTGAATGAAGTCGATCGGGTGAGTCTTGTAGTGGATCCTCAGCGCGAGGAGTAGGTGCTGCCCCTGCGTGAGTGTTTGACCGCCAGGAAGCTCTTTCGCCGGGGCCGGGCTCTGGAGCGCAAGGAGGCGAGAGACGCGCTCTTGGATAATCGGGAGATAGTTGCGCTTCTCCCAGTCGAAGGCTTCGAGCGCGGGGGACAGAGTGAAGTCGGGGGTCGACCCAACTTGCGTTTCGACAGTGCTAGTCGCAACCACCAGGAGCCCTCATCGGTCAGATGCCAATCTCGGTTGGTAGCATCTACGAGTCGAGTGAGCACCTCGTCGGGAATGCCCTCGACCGTGAACACCTTAGCAGGGCGACGCTTCTTCACGCGTCGAAGTCCTCCGTATGGTGCTTGCTTCCGAGATGGGTGATGCTCTCGACGCACCGGGTGGGGATCCACATGGTGCCGCCTGCACGATCAGTTCCCGGCTGCCGCTGCATCGTAAGGACGGTGTGGGTCTTGTCAGAAGCCACGAGCCAGCCCACGGTCTTCACGATGGCCTTTGTCTTGTCCTCGCGAATGTCCTCCGCGTGCTGCCAGCCGTCGACGCTGTACGCGTCGTACCACGATACGATCACGAGGTCACCGAGCTTCATCCGGCTAACTCTCCGTTGATCTCCGAAGTGGGCAGTGCGCTCGTGCTTCCGCAGTTCGGGCACTCTTCGTCGCCGTCAGGCACGAGATCGAAAGTACTGTGACAGTCAGGGCAGTAAAACTCGCCCACGTTGTTTTCCTTCGGTCGACGCCATCGCCTCACGACATCTCCAACTTGCAGGCGATGCAGACTTCGTCGCCCGGGATCACGCGTCCGAAGTAGCAGCGAGGGCAGTCAGGCAAGGCTGTCCACCACGTGTGAAGGTATTTCCCGAGCAGCAATCCTACGACCACCGCTCCGAAAGCAATGGCGCAAAGCATCAGGTTCTGGATCTGCTCAGTTGCAAGGCGCAGGAGTTCGGGGTTCACGCGAAACACTGCCCGTCGATGACGTTGATGAGTTGTGACTTTCCATTCGGCCAGATCACTGCGTGGGTTTGGAGCCAGCTCGACGGCCCGCCGACCCCGTAGCTCAGATCGAGGTAGCTCGACGTACCAACCTGACGCGTCCCGCGGTAGATCCCGGGGCTATGGCTGTGTCCGATGATCGAGCGCGTACCCATGCGGTCGAGGTTCTTTCGACTGCCTCGGGAACCATTTGGACCCTTGTCGCCGTGAAAGCCCACCTCTACCCCACCCACGCGGTGAGACTCTCCGCGTCGCAGAAAGCGGATCTGGGTCCCCCCCGTGAGATTGCGGTAGGCCCACCAAGCGAGGGGGTCGACCTGCTCGACTCCACTCGCCTTCGCTTTCGCACCGCGCACGAGCGCGAGCTGGAGCTGGAGCAGGAACGCCGCGTTCATCGGGGTCACTCTTCGCCAATCGCTCTCCAGCGCCCAACGTGCGAGGTGATCGTTGTGGTTCGAAGGCACGATCACCGAGAGCGTGTCTGTCGGCGTGTAGAACTCGACGAAACCAAGCGCGCGCTTCACCTCTTCCCGAACATTGTGTTTCCCCGCGAAGGCCAAGGCGATGCGCTCGACAGGATTGTTCCAGTGGCTGTCACTCTGGAAGTCGAGTAGGTCGTGCCAGATCAGTTGCTTTGGGCGCAGGACCCCGACCAGGCCTCCCTTGTCGTACGTGGCTTTGACCACGGTAGGATCGACGCGGTCGACGTGCGTGTCCCCAGTAACCAGCGCGAGTGCTCGCTCGGCTTTGCGAGAACCCCCGGCGTGGTAATACCGAGCCTCGCCGCCCGCGATATCGTAGAACCCACCCTCGGAGTCTGCGATGAGCTGTCGAAGGTGGAAGGCACTTCCGCTCTTTTCGATGACTAGCGACGCGAGCGTGTGATGGAACTCCGCGCGCCGTCCGGCCTTCGACTTCGAGTAGATCGGCTCCGTCACGGCGCCAGTCGTGTGCAAGATCTTCGGGAGCACGTTCTGCGGAGTTGGTACTGTTTCCATTGCCATTTGGCCGTGACCGAATACCGCGCTCGCACCGCGGGTCATGGAGTCGAGACCCGTGAGCGGATTCAGCGCCGTCGCAGCGACGGGCACGTCCCCCATGTACCACAAAAGCCTGTGCAACTGGAGGCGGTTGGTGGAGAGATGTGGCTGCACCTCTTTCGCCCACCACAACCCTTCTTCCTGCTTCTTCGACTCCTGTGGCGAAGTCGGGTTCCGGTAGCGCATAGGTTGCACGAGAAACTCCGCCTCATTGCGCTTGGCATAGGCCTGGAGCGCGGCCCAGAACTTCTTGCTCACGGGCGCGTTGTTCATCGCGGCCGCGATCACGACGCGCTTAGCTTTCTCATAGACGCGGGCCTCGGCGCGGGGTAGCGTGAAGTCCGGCTCCTGCGCTGCCTCGCGACGCGCCGCCTCCGCCCTTGCCCGCTCTTCGGCCTGCTGGGTTGCTTCGGCGACCGGGTCGATAGGAGCCGACTTCTTCACTTGCTCTGCACCTTAGCCCACAGCTCGGGGAAGCTGATCCGTGCCAAGTACGAGATCGAGTTCTCGGAGTAGCCCCGACGACTGAACTCGTGGAGCGTGCGCAGCTCGGGGATAGTGAGAGCGCGTGTCGTACCACCAAGGACGACACGCGTCTTGGGGTTGGATAGTGCCTTCTGCGCCGCCTCGGCTAGCTGCTGATGCATGGCTCCCCATGAGTACTTCCGACCCCGATCAGCCTTCAGCTCGAGCAGCCCAGCGAGCCACGTTCGAAGAGGCTCCTGCATCATCAGCCGATCGGGGTCTATGGGCTTAGCGTTTCGAGCGGAGGCAACCGGGTCTAGGACGTCATCCGGGGCCGGTGAGGGCTTGGGCATTCGGGGCTCCTTCTGTGGGCAAAAGATGGTGACACCACACTAGCGCGAAGGGCACCCACTTGGTAGATAGGAGGTAGAATGCCCAGCCCGCTCCTACAGGTCCCGGAGCAGCTTCTTCGACCTCTTCAGAAGGCCCGTCCCAGCCTGCGTGAGCTTCGTACCCACGCCGCGCGAGCCCTCCGTCAGATCCTTGCCCATCTCGGCCTCCAGCTTCTTCACGCGCTTGAAGGCACTCGCCACGTGGATCCCCAGCTCGATGGCGGCACCGGTGAAGGACCCGTGCCGCTCGACAGCCTGCAGAGCCAGAAGCTGTTTAGTCGTTGCCATGAAAAATCTCCTTTTTCACTCAGGTCCAAGAGTGGTCAAGACGATAGGTACTAGATGTCCCCCCAAACCCACAAGGACATTCTCAGCTGCGAGGAGGCGGACTGTGGGGGATGTCGGAACCGACTGTTCCACGCGAACCTGCCCCTCGTTCGTTTCCTCGTGAGGAGGTATTTCCCCCGAATCAACCGCCCGGCCGGCTACGGCGCAGAGCGTGACTGGAATGACCTGGTGCAGGCCGGGAGCATGGGCCTCTGGCATGCGTGCCTTCGCCGCGATCCGACGAAGAGCCCCCACGAATGGCGGGGCTACATGGCCCGGTGCATTATCGGCTACTTGCACACTTCGATGCGTGACAACGGGGTAGCAGCTTTCGTGCGAGACAACGAAGGCAAAAGACCCTTCATGATTCATGTGGATTTCACGATCTCCGACAACCAAGAGTCCGAATCGGTCGACAACCACTGGTTCAGACTCGCCGACAAGCGGGCGACGGACCGTCAGTACGAATTGGGCAACCGACCCTGGTGGGATCTTGACATCCTTCTTGACGAAGATCATGAGCGTCTCCGCAATGCCATCGAGGCCCTGCCTGATCGGCTCAAGACCATCCTGAATACTCGGCTCGACGACAAGAGCCTGCAGGGCGCCGCCGAGAAGCTCGGCATCAGCCGCGAGAGGGTCCGACAACTACAGGTGCGGGCTCTTCGAGCCGTCTACCGCCTCATTCACACGAAAGCTCCGACTCGGAAAGCCGAACGCGAGATGATCAGTGCCCTCAACATGTTCGATCCCAGCCACCCGGCGTGAAGGAGAACTCCATGAAGCCCAAGATGTCCGCGCCTTCGACATTCAGCGCCGAGAATCTTCACATTCACATCCCGGCCGGCAGCGCAGTCGAGATCGCCAAGATCGGCGACAAGACGCACGTCACCGTGAAGCCGATGCCGAGCGTGGTCGAAAACTCCAACTGGGAAGAGGTCAACAAAGTCGTCAACGGACACTTGCGTAAGATGGATGCCGAGGCAGTAATCACCTCCGCGCAGGCGCTGATCAACTTCTACAACGGCTCCCCACCCGACCCCCACAACTTGGGAGATCTCATCGGTGACCTGCGCATCGCTCTCAGCATCTACAAGAAGAGGCACGGATCATGAAGTACTTCCTCATTTTCGTCTGCGGCTGGTCGCTCGGAGCGAACGCCGCTGGCTACGGGCTCTATACCCAGGTCTCGGACCTCGTGAGTCTCATCGGGAGGATCGGGTGGTGAAGCCCTTCAAACCCCTCCTCGCGGCCACGGTTGAGGACGCCACGAAGCTGACGTTTCCGCTGTATGCGACACCGAAGATCGACGGGATCCGATGTCTGCTGCTGAGCGGTGGGAAGTTCCAGCCGAATGAGCCGAAGACGCGTGCCCTCAAGGACATCCCGAACCGCCACATCCGCAAGCTCCTTGAGCGGAATCTCCCGGCCGGGCTCGACGGCGAGCTGTGGATCGAGGGTGCGACGTGCTTCGGTGATGTGAGCAGTGGCGTGATGTCGGGGAGCGGCGAGCCGCCGTTCACCTTCTACATCTTCGACTGGTTCACGCAGCCGGGCGGCTACCTCGAACGCATGGGGATGCTGAACGTGCTTCACGAGCGCGGACTCCCCGCTTGGGCTCAGGTGCTCTTCCCCACCCCGGTCAAGACGCTGAAGCAGCTGACTCGCTACGAGGGCGGCGCGCTCGGGCGCGGCTACGAAGGCGTGATGCTCCGCATCGGGCACGGTCGCTACAAGTTCGGCCGCTCGACGCTGAAGGAGGGCATCCTCATGAAGCTGAAGCGATTCACCGACGGTGAGGCGATGATCATCGGCTTCGAGGAGCAGCTGCATAACGAGAACGAACTCGAACAGGACAACCTCGGCCACGCGAAGCGCAGCACGAAGAAGGCGGGCATGAAGCCGGCCGGCACGCTCGGCAAGCTCGTCGTCCTCGACGTGAAGACGCAGCGAGAGTTCCGCATCGGCACAGGCCGAGGGCTCACGGCGCAGCTTCGTGACGAGATCTGGAAAAACCAGACCCACTACCTGCGGTGGTACGTGAAATACCAACACCAGGCCCACGGGGCGAAGGATGCGGCGCGCATTCCGATCTTCCTCGGGTTTCGAAGCAAGGAGGACATGTGATACCTGGGATTCGCAAGGAGCTCGGCAAGATCGAATCGATCGACTTCGGCATGGGCGGCTACGACGACGCCATGCTCGGCTTCTCCGTGACACTCTCCGGTGACGCGTGGAGCGTCGGAGACTTCAAGGGCTTCTGGGCTCCGAATGTCCGAGGAGGCGACGACTGCATGGGGGCCTACGCGGAAGCGATGGCGTGGGCGGGGGTGCTCATGCTCAGCGCGAAGAAGGCCAAGCTCCGCGACCTCGTGGGCGTCCCCGTCGAAGTGACGTTCGACGGCAACGTGCTCAAGTCGTGGCGCGTACTCAAGGAGGTGCTGTGATGTCCCGCGATCCTTCTCGCATACCCACGATGCTCGCCACCGTCGAGGCTTACTGGAAGCAGTACCCCGACCTTCGGCTCGGACAGATCATCTTCAATCTCACCCACACCGGCCCTGCCGCCTCGATCTTCTACATCGAGGACGACGACCTACTGGGCAGGCTCGGGAAAGAGCTGGCGAGGGAGCCTCAGCAGTGAACGCAACCAGACGAGAGTTCCTGAAGGGCCTCGGCGCTCTGGTTGCGCTCGCCGTGGTGCCGACAGCTGTCGGGGCCTTCCCTTCTTACCCCACCACTACGACGCTCACTACCGCAGCCGCTCAGTACTGCGTCGGAGACGTTCTCTTCGTCTCGTTCGGAACGCGACGAGAAGACGACGGCTACTACACGATCACCGAGATCAGCGACCAGAGCTACACAATGAGGCCCGGGTGAAGCCCCCCACGAAGACCGAAGCCCGACGCCTCGCCCGCGCCGTGAAGGCCGCGCTGAAGCGCAAGGAGTGCCAGCACTGGCGCGACGGCTTCTTCCCGAAGTCAGAAGCCTGGAACGACGGCCCGTGCTATGCGACCGCGCTCGCGATCCGTTGCGTAGACGGGGGGCGCGGCGAGATGATGGAGGTTAGCGCTGGGGCCCACGCGGTCTACGTGCTCGCAGGAGTCGCGATCGACGGGCACGGGGTCTACGACCTCCAGAGAGGCCGTCTCGGCCGCCCAGAGAGGCCTCACCCGCTCGGCTGGCACCACGGGCGCAAGAAGGCCAAGGGCTGGTCGATCAACTGGCGCAGGACGCACGGCCTCGTGTTCCTCCGCGCACCGGCAACCCTCGTGCGGGCGATCCGCCGAGAACTCAGGAGGATGAAGTGACGGACTGGAACAAACGCTTCCTCGAACTCGCACATCATGTGGCGGGCTGGAGCAAGGATCCGAGCACGAAAACCGGGGCCGTGATCGCCATCGGTCGGCACGACATCAGCTGCGGCTACAACGGCTTCCCGCGCGGCGTCGAAGACACCGAGCAGCGACTCACCAACCGCGACCTAAGGTACAAGTTCACCGTCCACGCCGAGGCGAACGCGATCCTGAATGCCCTTATGCAGATGACACCGATCGTCGGGGCAACGATGTACATGACGCTCTTCCCCTGCTCCGAGTGCGCGAAGCTGATCATCCAAGCCGGGATCCGAGAGCTGGTGATCACCGAAACAGGGCGACCGAAGAACCCCGACGGGCGCCCGTGGGGCTGGGACCAGTCGGCCACCGAAATCATGTTCGAAGAAGCCGGAGTTCACATCCGGTGGGAGGATCGCTGATGCACTGGACCCCGATGGATCTCCGCCGCCTCGAGAACCTCGTACTGATCAACGAGGATTCCCCCTCCGCAACAGCCCGAAAGCTCGGGCGCACTGAGGACGACGTGGTGCGAAAGGCCTCCGAGCGCAGTCTCAAGTGGAGCCCGCGCTGGATACTCGTAGAAAAGGAGATGTCATGAAATTCTTGCAGCGCGGCAAGGACGGCGGCCCGGAGTCGCACGTCTACGGCTACTGGCTTGTCGAGATCAAGGGCCTCTTCTCGGTCGTGCTGCTCCGCTTCGAGGACGGCACGCGGAGCGCCTACCACAGCCACGCGTTCAACTCGATCTCGTGGCTTCTTGCTGGCGGAGGCCTGCTGGAGCGAGACAAGCACGGGCTGATCACCAACTACTTCGACCCCGGCCTTCGCCCGATTATCACGCGCCGCAGCACCTTCCATCAAGTGAAGAGCTTCGGCCGGAACTGGGTACTGTCCTTCCGCGGGCCGTGGGCAAAGACGTGGAAGGAGTACCTCCCCGAAGAGGGCCGCGAGATCACGCTCGCCGACGGACGGAAGGAGTCCGAATGAACGCCCCCGACCTCATCAACGGAGCGTTCGAGTTCGGCGCCTTCCTCGCGATCGTGAACAACTGCCGCGTGCTCCTGCGCGACAAGGTGGTGCGCGGCTTCTCGGGCACCTCGACCCTGTTCTTCACGCTCTGGGGCTTCTGGAACATCCTCTACTACCCGCACCTGGGCCAGACGGCGTCGTTCTTGGCGGGCCTCCTCGTCGTCACCGCGAACTGCGCCTACTTGGGGCTACTGCTCCATTACCGGCGCCGCGCGAAGCGGAATCAGCTCGATCTGTGGCGGATGCTCACTGAGCCTCCGCCCCCGAACGAAGCCCTGCGCCGCGCCGCGCAGGAGTACCGCGACTCCGTAGAGAGCGGCCGACTGGTGGTCCGATGAACACCAAACGCGGCTGCGGCTACTGCCGAGACACCGAGTGCGAGGACTATGCGAAGGGCGTCTTCGTCCTCGGGGACTACGACCAGAAGCCGTTCTACTGCCCCCGCTGCAGGAAGACCGCCCACTTCGAGCTCGAGCGCACCGAGTACATGAACCAAGAGGAGGTCTTCAAGGAGGTGCAGGTCCACTACAACTTCGACTCCGTCTGCGGCTGCTACCGCGAGATCGCGATCGTGAGGGACAACGCAGTAGTGCGACCCCACAACCATCTCAAGTTCTTCTCACCACTCATCAAGACCGAGCCCCGCGCGCTGAAGGTGGCGGAGGCGATCCTCGCGAGCGTCCAGTGCCAGGGTGTCGTCAGTGACGACGCGCTGCGCCGCTCGGAGGACGTCCTCTCCTTCGACGATCCGCTCGACAAGTTCCTCAGCGACCTCAAGGTGCTCGGGGAGCGGCTCACTCAGCGAGCCGAAAGAGAAAGGGCCCATCAATGAAACCCAACTGGAGGAGCATCCTCACTCGTGCAGCCGAAGAGGCCGCGTGCCACGCGTGGCGACGCCTCGTCGAGGAGAGCGACAACAAGACCCTGCGCAAGCTCGGCCGAGACGACGTCGCGGACGTCTTCGCGAGTGAACTCTTCAACGCGCTTGAGGAGTTCGTTCAGTGGGAGGACGTCGAATGAACGACGCTGACATCAGCCACCTCGAGTCCATCGCAGGCACTCGCATCACCCCGCATCCCGGCGCCCGCTACAGCTGGACGTGCATTTGCGGCTTCGTCTATCCGGTGCAGAAGCCGACGCACTTCCACGAGAAGCTGAGGGGCACCGACGGCTGCGTCACGAAGGGCCTGCTCCGCGTCCGCACGTTCTGCACGGCGCCGGACTGCGGGCAAGGAAGCATCGAGGCCCACTACAACGTCGGGCCGGTGGTGAGTCGGTGAGACCTTTCCGCTGGGAATCTCGGGGGCGGGTCATCCGCGCACCGAGCGCCGGGGCCTCTCGTCTATAACCTCCACCAGCTTGGCCTTGAACGTCTGGCAGAGACATCCGGGCCCGTTGTCGTCTTCGAGAATCGCGCTCAGCTCGTCGATTGCGTTGTCCGCACACCACGACCCTGCGTTGCGGTGGAACTCGAACTGCTTGGCCTCCCAGTTATGCGGGATGTCGATCTCCAACGTGAAGGTGTAGGTGACGCGCACTCGCTTCTGGACGACCACGCAGCTCAGGCCGTGGGGCTCCCCAACCCGGTTCTTGCAGTAGAAGCAAGCGTCGGGCGGACCTGCAGGGCGGATTCCGTCGTCGTTCGGGACGACCAGGGGCCAGTTGACCATGAAGGGACTCCTTTCGTGGCTGGGATGTTGGACTTATCGGACTTTAGTGCAAGAACTTGAGCCGAAGTGGTTGCGAAAGCGGGGGTTTCGTGGTGGGTTCCGCAAACAGAGTGGCTCGGGGCGAAAATTTCGTAGCGCGCGGAGCTGGGGCTCCGGGGCTTCGAAGAGGGGTGGGTGTTTGCCCACAGAAGCGATTCGCGCAGCGCACTAGAGACCAAGTATCTCCGCTTCGCGTAGAACCGACCGGGGGGGTGTCAGGAATCCGACACCCTCGAGTTACGAGCTCAATTGCTCATTCATGCTAGTGCAACTCGACCTGGAACCTCCCTGCAACAAAGTGTTGCTTATCCCTGCATCAATAGTTACCTCGCATGGTTGCGTGCTCATGAGTGTGCACCATGGGTACACCCCACCATGAGCACCCCTACGCTTGCACAGCGAACCCTCCTGCAAGGGCCGCAGCAAGGGCCTTCGCTCTTCCCTTCGCTTGCTTGAAACGTAGTCCTACTACGTACCCTCCCTGCGGGTCTAGAAAGCGAAGGTCCGTCACGTCTCCATCAATGACCCTCGCTCCCCTCCACTCCGTGGGCAACGCTTCCCCCTTCGCTGTGGAGAAGACCACAGCAACATTCCCCCCTGCTGTTAGCACCCTCCCCGCATCCTCCCCATTCTGGCCACTGTAGGACAGCGTGACCCGGTAGGATGCATCCCCCGCATGGGCTAGTGCTCGGGTGGGCACCTTCGAGTAGTCGTAGAACGTCACCGCAGGGAAGGCCTCTACCAGCCGAGCACCCTCCCCCGTATCCGTCGAACCATCGACGCGGACCACGGGAGCTAGCCCCGCGCTCTTCGCCGTTCGCTCGAAGCGCTCGACTTCGGCCCTCAGAAGCTCGCGCCAGAGGTCGCGCGCGCCCAGGTAGAGGGTTGCTTTCCAGAGTCGCGAGCGCTTGACCGGTTGCATAATCATTCTACCGGCTTTCGCCCCGAGGCACGCTGCTGAGCACGCGTTAGTGGCCATCGGGCAAAGGGTCCGCTTGTCGCCGGGAGCGAAGGCCTCGCGAGCGGGGCTCATGTAAACCACGGAAGTGAGATAGCCGAGGCCTTCCCCCTTCTCCGTCTTCGTACCCGAGCCGAGTAGGGTCGGATTCTGCGGGAGCGCTTTCCGCGCCCCACGTCGGACGCGAGCACGTTTGACGATGCTCGGCCACTGCGCGCGGATTTCTCCGCGAATCGCTGCGAGGGTTCGGCTCACAGTTTGTGGCTCCACCCGCCACCGGGGAAGTACGTAATCCTCCCCCCGTCGCCATCGGGTACGGTGATGGGGCGCCCCAAAAGTCTCGCGAGCGCGGTCAAGACTTTGTCAATCATCGGCTCACCTCGCACATATAAGGATCCATCGTGTTTTCGCAGAAGTCGTCACCATGAGAGGCGAGCCCCGCGAGTAGAGTCACGATCAGGAGCGCTTCGAGTAGGGCACGCATCATCGCGAACCCCTTTGCGCGCAGGGCCAGCACGGGCGCCCCGCATCGTCGCGGCCGGTGACAAGGGGCTGCGCGCAGATCGGGCAGTTCCTCAGCTTGACTTCCACGCACACAATTCCACGTCCCAGCGCTTGCCGCGTTGCTTCGTAGGCCTCCGCGTCTGCCGGAGACTCGACCACGAGAATGGTGGCCCCCGTTTCGGGGTCCATAGCGGTATGCGCGCGTTTGCCTTCCATCGTCCGATAGCGTCCCGTCTTGGCCCACTTGATCGGGTCGAAGTCAGAGCCAGTTAGTGCGCTCACGCTAGCGAGCCTCCTGCGCCGCGCGGATCGCACGGGTGAGCGAGAAGAGCGCGCGATGCGCCTCTGTGCGCGCCTTCTGCGCCGCTGCGATTCTGCGCGCGTTGCCGCTCGCCATTGCACCCGCCAGTAACATCGTCGCGCGCTGGAGCTTCTGTGCTCGATCGGTCGTTAGATCCATTTTCTTTTCTCCGTTGCTCATGCTGTAGATATCGGCGCGCCCGAGCCGGAGCTTTAGCGCTTTCTCGCGGGGCGCACTCGAATCGTGTTCTCTTCCGAGGCGATCCCCGGAGTCCCGTATCGGCCACCTATGTCCAAGACCCACCCGGCCGGGCCACGCATCACTGCGCGCCCGGAGTGCGCGACTCCGAACCGATCGAGGATAGTGACGCGATCCCCTGCGCGGATGGCATCAAGTACGGTTCCGTTTTCCATGTTCGTTCCTTTCAGGATCCGAGGTAGTAGCTCGGAGCTTCGCCCGTCCTGAGCGCTTCGCGAGCATCGCCGGCGAAGAGCCAGAGCACGCGGTCTGCTAGGGTTTCATCGTCGACGGAGTCAAGATCCTCCCACGATCCGAATCCCCGCAGGTACTCGACCGCATAGGCTCGCGGCACAGTGAACCCGAGCCGTTCGCGCCAGTAGGTGACTGCTTCCTGCGCATCCTGTCCGGGGGCGGAGCAATCGCTCACACACTCCGCCGGTAGATCCTCTACAAGCTCGCGCCCGTTCCATTCCACCATGTTAGAGGCCCATCGCAGAGGCGAGGTCCGCCAGCATGTAGAGGGTGACCAGACCGAACCCCAGAACCAGCGCTGCTCGTGCCATTTTGTCTCCTTCTTTCGAGGGGAGTCTATTGCAACCCACGTGCCAGCCCCGCGAGCGCTCCCGTGGGCCCGCAGGGCCGCGAGTGCCAGGAAACGTCACTCGAGTGACGCAATTTTGCGTCTCGTTTCTCCGCTTTCGGGAGCTTTTGCACTTTGGCCACCGTCGGAGCGCTTGCGGCGCGTTCTTAAGGCTTGGCACAGCGGTTGCAATGGATCGGGTATCAACCCAAAGCGCTGAAGGGCGCAACGAACGGAGACACGATGCAATTTCGAGTAATCCACTACTACACCTCTTCAGAGGTTTTCATCGTGGAAGCGGACAGCGCGGAACATGCATCGGAGATAGTCAACGGAGCAGGCAGCCCGCAACCCATCGACGCGACCGGCCCTAGCTTCGATTCCGAGTGGATCGAGTCCGCGGAGAGTGACTTTCCCGGCGATGGCATGCGACGCTAAGCGTCACTCAAGTCTACGCTCGGCCCTGCCGATAAGTAGAAAGCAACCCAAAGCGCTGAAGGGCGCAACGAACGGAGCCAAGATGTCAAGAACACACTTCGAAGCAATCGCGGCAGCGCTGCGCGCAAGTCACGCGAGCATGGATACCATCCTCGCCATCGCGGCAGCGCTGGAGACGTCAAACCCTCGTTTCGACGCGGAGCGCTTCGTGCGCGCCGCGGAGCCGAAGTCATGAGCAACCGGGAAACCCCTCACGCGTCATTCTGCGAAGACGTCTCCCAATACGAGCACGACACAGAGTGTCAAGAAATGCGAGACGCGAATCCGGACGCGGAGGCTTGCTTCTGTGCCCCCTGCCCCGAGTGCAATTTCGGGGCAGGTCTCGACTACTCTCCAGAGGCGATTGAAGAATTCTTCGCCACCTTCGGCGGAAGGAACTAACCATGAGCGCCCGAACGAAACACGCGCGGAAGAGCCGCGAGACGTCCAAGGCGCAGCGCGAGCGCGCTCGCATCCTCGAAGCTTTCGAGAGCTTCG